CGAAGGTACTGCAACAGTCTATACTTTAGATGTTAGCACAGATGTTGAACTACATGGGACATTTACTAAATTTCAAAGTCTCCATATAGGTAAACAAGAGTGGCACCAGCTCTGTAATGAAAGTGATGCACCATTGAAGATTATCGAAATCCAGTATGGAGATAATTGTATTGAAGATGATATTATAAGGAAAAATTAATTATGGCAGGTATTCCATCAAGCCCAAAAGATCGTAAAGAAATCTTTGATTGTATGAAAGAAATTTCAAATAGTATGACTCGCATGGACGGCGAACGTGAGTTTATTCGTGAAGCAATTAAAGATATTTGTGAGAAGCAAGAACTTAGTAAAAAGACTTTTCGTCGTATGGCTAGAGTTTATCATAAGCAAAACTTTAGCAAAGAGATTGAAGAGCACGAAGAATTCGAAACAATGTATGAAACCATTACAAATTCTACAACGATGGCTAGCGCATGATTCGATATATACTAGAAGCAACCTGGCGAGATAAAATTGGTCGCAATAAAAAGCAATCAGTTGTAGGTGTCTACGCCAACATCGAAGATATCGAAGCCGCCAAAGAAAAAGTATCAGTAACCCCTCATCGTTATAAGAGTGTTACTTTTAACGTAAACGTGGAAGAACATCCATTTTTTGCTTAAATATTAAGCACAATAACCTTATGCTTGACACGGGTACTATTTTCTGTTATAATAGAGACATGAAACAAGTAAAGAAACTTCCTGTTAGAAATTTCGTTGCGAAAGATCTTCGTACACCGAAATATCGACTGAAAGTTGTTGAACTCAAAACTCGTTATAAACGTAAGGCAAAAACTCATAATGACTACAATCTCCGATATCTTTGATTTGCTTGCAGCCGACAATTCTCGGCTGGCTAAAGAAGCAATTCTAACTGCGAACAAAGATAACAAAGATCTTCAACGAGTAATTAAACTTGCTCTTGATCCATTGATTAGTTTTTACATTCGAAAGATTCCTTCCTATACTGCAAACGGCAAAAAGCCTTTGTCTTGGGCAATGGATCAAATTGAGAATGAACTAGCTACTCGTAATGTTACCGGCCATGCTGGTATTGACCTATTGACTAATGTATTGGAATCATTGAATGAAGCAAACGCCGGCGTTATTGAAAAAATCATCAAGAAAGATCTTCGTTGCGGAGTATCCGAGGCAACCGCAAATAAAATCTGGCCAAAGCTTGTATCCACCTACCCGGTTATGCTGGCTTCTGGATTCGAGCAAAAACTTGTCGACAAAATTAAATTCCCTGCATACTGTCAGTTAAAATTAGATGGTATGCGTTTCAACGCAATTGTGCGTAATGGCACAGTAGAATATAGGAGCCGAAATGGCCGAGAACTTTCTATTCCGAGTAAGTTGTTTAGTGACGCCCTACTTAAACTTTCTAGTTATTATGGTTCCGATTATGTGTTTGATGGCGAACTACTTGTTGTAGATTCTGCAGGTAAACCATTAGATCGTAAAACAGGCAACGGCATTCTTAGCAAAGCAGTTAAGGGCACAATGTCTGATAAAGAAGCGGCAATGGTTCGTGTAACATTATGGGATGCAATTCCTTTTACTGCCTTTCAAATAGGCAAATATACTACACCGTATAACGATCGCTTTATGGAATTGATGCAAAATATTGACTTCCTTAAAGGTGTATCTGCAATAGGACATCTTGTAGATATTGTGTGGACTAAGGAAGTCAATAATCAGTATGATGCACAACGGATTTTTGAAAAGTTTCTTGCTGAAGGTCAAGAAGGAACTATTCTAAAATCTAAGACAAATATCTGGGAAGACAAACGTTCTAAAGAACAGATAAAATTTAAAGGCGAACTAGATTGTGATCTTAAAGTTGTTGATTGGGTTGAAGGTACTGGTAAAAACGTGGGACGTCTCGGTGCACTAGTATGCGAATCCGAAGATGGAAAAATTCAAGTGAATGTTGGCTCAGGATTTACTGACGATGAACGCGATTCAATTGGTAAAGATATTATTGGCAAAATTGTGTCAGTAAAATATAATGCTCGTATTAAAGATCGTGGCGATAATGTTGAAAGATTGTTCTTGCCAATTTTTATTGAACTTCGTTTAGATAAAACAAAAGCAGATATGGAAAGTAAAATCAAATGAAAAGATGGTCTGTCAAAATAGAAGAAGATCCTGAAACAGGAGATGGTATACTAAACTTTCCTCCCGATATGTTAGAAGAAACCGGATGGAAAGAAGGCGATACTCTTATCTGGAAAGATCTTGAAGATGGTACATGGTCTTTGACTAAAAAAGATGATACTGTTGCTCTGCTCGAAGAGGAAGAAGCTTGGAAAGAGTTAGATGCAAAGTTAAATAAAGGTGATAAAAATTAATATCTTTTATCTACATAACAATACTATTGAATGCGCAAAACTACATACTGACAAGCATGTAGTAAAAATGATCCTTGAATATGCTCAACTTCTTTCTACTGCTCATCGGTACCTTGATGGTACTCCCATTGTTGTTCGCAGAGCTACAAATAACCGGAAACAAACACGGTATATATTACCTAATGATTTTGATGGTGTGCTTTATAGTTCCACTCATATTAACCACCCTTCAGCTATTTGGGTAAGAAAGTCAAAAGAAAATTACATTTGGCTATCTAATATGTTAATCGCCTTGTGCGAAGAATATACATATAGATATGGGAAGACACATAAAGTAGAAAGAGACGGACTTTGCTTTGTTCTGTTAAAAAACATTCCAAAGAATATTGGTAACGAAGGGTGGTCAGAGCCAACCCCTGCAATGCCCGATACATATAAAGTGATTTCTAATTCTATTAAATCATATATAAATTATTACGTAGGTGCAAAGCAACATCTTGCATCGTGGAAAAAACGAGAAAAACCTGATTGGTACATTTATGCCTAGTTATACTTTAAAATGTTTAGATTGTGAAACTGTTTTCAATGTTCTGTGTTCTTGGGCATCTCGGCCGGAACAACAATGTACTAACTGTCAATCAATAAATCACGAATCTATTATTGGTGCTCCTGCATTTGGAGATGCTGTTCGTCTAGGGGTTACTAAACCAGACGGTGGTTTTAAAGAAGTATTGTCTAAAATTCATTCAAATAACTACAAGAGTAACTTAGGAGATAAGTTATCTAGGAGTTAGACTATATTATGGGGGTGGGGTAGAAATACCCTTAATATAAACTAACCGAGACTTTACATGGCGACTAAACGTTCAACTAATACATCGGCAGCGACGTATTCTGAAAACTCATTAACAACCAAAGATCATAAACAAGGAACAAGATCAAATAATACTTTAAGATTGCGATTAGACGATCTCAAAACCTTTGCTCCGTTAACGGATAATCAAAAGGATTTTTTTAATGCATATAAACGGGGAGACTACTTTGTAGCATTGCACGGAGTTGCAGGTACAGGGAAAACATTTATTGCATTATACAAAGCATTGGAAGAGGTACTAGATAAAAGTAATCCTTTCAACAAAATTATTATTGTACGTTCTGCAGTGCAGTCAAGAGAAATAGGCCATCTGCCTGGAGATGTTTCTGAAAAAATGGAAATCTACCAGCAACCATATCGTCAGATATGCGAAACATTTTTCGGTCGCAAAGACGCTTGGGATAGATTAGAAGAACAAGGTCACATAGAATTCATTTCAACAAGTTTCATTAGAGGTATGAGTTTCGATGATGCGATCATTATCGTAGATGAAATGCAAAATATGAATTTTGAAGAAATTGATACTGTTATGACTAGGGTAGGATACCGATCCAAAATTATTTGGTGCGGTGATTATAGACAAACCGATTTAAGAAAAGCTGGCGATAAGACAGGAATTTTAAAGTTCTTCGATATTGCAGCAAAGATGCAAGCATTCACTCGTATAGAATTTACTGCAGATGACATTGTACGTTCATCGTTGGTAAAAGACTATATCTTAGCAAAACTTGATTACGAGGATGATATATAAAGTATAAATAATGTCTCATGCGAATAACAATTATAAGGAGACAAAATGGCTGATAGTTTTGATTTTAATTTTACAGAAGAACATTTAAAACACTTATTACCAAAAGTTAAAAACATATCTGAATGGTATACTGCAATTGTGGAAACACTTCCACAATATGATATTTACGATATTGGGAGAGTTGCTGCATTCATTGCACAATGTGCGCATGAATCAGGCGGATTTACTCTTGTTCAAGAAAACTTGAACTATAGCGCAGATGGTCTACAGAAAAT